ACAAATCCCCATCCACCAAAGACGCTTACTGCCATTTTGCGAGTACGCTCTCATAGTATTCCCAAACCTTCGCACCGTAATGCGGTGGGCAACCAACAAAGAATACATTGCTCAATGCAAGGTTGGCATTCGGGTACTTCGACGCATCGTCAAGATGTTTGTAGCCAGGATGCAATAGAATATTTCCAGCAAAGTAATTACGAGTTTGGATTCTATTCGCCTCGAAGAATGCTTGCAACTTCTCTTTCGTTTCAGCAGTATCAGTAATAATCGGAACACCGAACCAACTTGGATCAGCCTTGTTGAGATTACTTGCAACGCGAATGCCAGGAATATATTTTTCCAAAAGATCTTTAATCTTGTTGAAGTTCCATCGACGCTTGGTGTCAATGTCATCTATTTTCTTGAGTTGTTCTCGTCCGATCGCCCCTTGTAGGTCCAGAGGTTTAAGGTTGTATCCCATATTTGAGAATAGGTACTTGTGGTCGATGATTCCGTTGTATCCTTCGAGCCATTTGTCAAATCGATTCCCGCAAGTGCCACAAGCAAGCAAATTAGCAGCCCCGACGCAGCGGCAATCGCGACCCCACCAAGATATAGAACGAGCAGCGTCAATAAGTTCTTTGTCATTCGAGCAAACCATCCCGCCTTCGCCAGTTGAAATGTGATGCGCTGGATAGAAGGAAGTGGTCCAGGCATAGTAGTAATCAGTCAAAAGTTTTCCACCCCAGCGAGTGCCGAGCGAATCACAATTGTCACCGATTAGATAGATATTATTTTCTTTACAGAGCGATCCAATAATATCCATGTCTGGCGGATTACCAAGTACAGGTGATACGAAAATCGCGACGGTCTTATCAGTAATTGCTTGCTCAACTTTATCAAGATCAAAGTTCAGCGTGTGCATTTCAATATCAACGAACACTGGCTTTAGATTATTCTGAACCAGCGGAGCAATTGTAGTCGGGAAGCCAACAGGTGATACGATAACTTCTGCGCCATCCTTCCAACCCAAATGTTTCTTTAGCGCAGCAACCATCGTAAGATTGGCGGACGATCCAGAGTTGACCATATGGCAATGACCAACATTAAACTTGCGACCAAACTCCCACTGAAACTTTGCGACTTGCTCACCAGAGACAAGCCACTTGCCTGTGAGGAATGCACTTACACCTGCGATGATTTCTTTTTCATCCCAATAAGGACCAGAATAGAACACAGTATCCTTTTCTGGATTGAATTCTTTACAGTTATAAGCATACTTCGGAGTGCCAACAGCAGCAACGAGTTCTTCAATCATCTTGTTCACGTCAGTCATAGTGTTTCCTTTAGGTGTATGTAAATGATGGACCAGAAGAAACATTTTCTTCTTCTTTATTTTTCTCATTGAAATAGATGTGTTTCAAATGATACTCCAGCATAGTTGGTGCATTTTTGGCAAAGGTATTCCATTTATCTTTTCTTCGTTCCAACTCAGTAAACGCTTCCATATGCATTTTTTCTGATCCAGGCATATAATTAACAGCTGTCTCATGATCAAAGTCAGACATATAAAAGAAATTCATACCAACACTAATCCAGTTTAAACCATCAGTTGATGGTACGCCACTAGCCTCACTTGGATAACCATTAATTCTAAATGTACCAATTTCTAGTGGATTTAACTCAGATGCTTCTGAATTTACTAATAATCCATCAGAACGTCGATTTATCCAGTATGGAGTATCATCTCGCATACTCAACGTATAATGCATAGATACAAAAGAACAAAACCCCTTCCACATTTCAGAAGTCAATCGATTATAGATGTCCTTTTCAATTTGATTTACACCATTTCTCTGTAAGACCTTTTGCAATTTGAATAAAAATTCATGAACTGTATATAACCCATTAGATTCTAGTGGCTCAATGAATCCAGCAGATAGTCCAATTGCAACGACATTTTTAACAAATGTTTTCTCAAAATGCCCAATTTTAAATTGGATATCTCTAAACTTTATTTGGTCTAGTTCCTCTTTAGTTCGAGGAATGAGCATCTTATCACTCATTAAATATTGTTTAAATTCCTCCAATGCTTCTTCTGGAGTTGTAAACTTGTCACTGTAAACATAACCTGTGCCAATTCTCGACCAGACTGGTGTATTCCATGCCCAACCATTTCCGAGTGCTGTGCAGTTCGTGAATCCTTCCAATTCCCTTTCTTTATTTTTGTATGGAATCTGTGCTGCCCATGTTCTATTATTTGGCATTCTATCTTCATAAGATACAAACTTCTCACCCAATGCCTCACCCAAAAGCATTGCTTTGAATCCAGTACAGTCAACATAGAGATCGCCAGTAACAGTTTCGCCAGAATCTAAAACCAATCCAGTGATACCACTTTCATCTGTCTTCACATCAACAATTGTTGCAAGAATATGATTAACGCCTTGTCGTTTACAATAAACTTCTCTCAAATATCCAGCAAATTTAATTGCATCAATTTGATATGCGATGTCTGTTTCTGGATTGAAGTTGTCAAATTCACCCTGCTCATTCATATGAATTTTATTATTTTCAAATAAAGGCGCAGCTGGAAAATAACATCGAACAAAATCTTGTATTGATGTTTTTGGATAGGTGCGTTTTTTATGCAACCAAGCATTCATAGGGAGCCCATTTTCATATGGACGTCCAAAAGGATAATGAAACCCACCATCACCAATTTTATAAAAATCTGTAAACTTGATACTCAGTTTGTAGACTGCGTTAGAAGCTCGCATAAATTCAAGTTCATCAACTTCAAGATATTTTAGATATTGATTGATTCCGCCCAATGTGCTCTCACCAACTCCAACAGTCGGATAGTTTGGACTCTCAACCACCACAACTTCTCTTTGTGGGAAGGATTTCTTGAGAAACGCAGCTGACATCCATCCAGCTGAACCGCCACCTACTACGACAATTTTTTCTAATTTCTTAATCATTTATTCATATACTCGTGCTGCTGAAGGATTTTAGTCAGATATTTACCATAATCAGACTTCTTGTATCTTTCAGCAGCATCTTGAACTTGATCTTTTGTGATCCATGCATTCTTGTAAGCAATTTCTTCAGGGCACGCAACCATCATTCCAGTACGACGCTGAATCGAGCCAACAAATACAGATGCTTCTGATAGTGATTCAAATGTTCCCGTATCAATCCAAGCAATACCACGATTTAGATATTCAATCTTGCAATCGTGATTCTTGAGATAGATGTTGTTTACATCAGTGATTTCCAATTCGCCTCTTGCGGAAGGTTCAATTTCATAACTATATTGTACTACATTATTATCGTAAAAGTAAAGCCCAGTGACCGCATAATTGGTCGGTGGGTTTGCTGGCTTCTCAAGAATACCGATTGGGTCGCCCTTATCATCTAACTGAACAACACCAAATCGTTCTGGGTCAGCAACGTGATATGCAAACAGAGTGCATCCAGCATTATTCCAAGAAGCAGCATTGAAACGGTTGATCAATTCGTTGCCATAGAAAATATTGTCACCAAGAATAAGCGCAACATCATCTTTGCCAATCCAGTCAGCAGCAATGCGGAAGCACTCAGCGATTCCCTTTGGTTCTGGCTGAATTGCGTAAGTGATGTTCAATCCCCATTGTGAGCCATCCTTACATAATTTCTTAAATGCTTCGGCGTCATGCGGTGAGTTGATGATCATAATGTCGCGAATGCCAGCAAGCATCAACGTACACAATGGATAATAGACTAGCGGCTTGTCATAAACAGGCAGTAGTTGCTTTGATGTAACTTCCGTGCATGGGTATAGACGAGTGCCCATTCCACCCGATAGAATAATTCCTTTACGCATTATACCACTCCAATGTTTTAATCAAGCCATCTTTAATATTAGTTTTGGGCAACCAACCGAGTCCGATTTCAAGTTTACCTGAATCCATTGAATAACGCAAATCATGTCCCTTGCGATCTTCAATAAAGTTGATGCTGAATTTCTTTACACCAGAGAGATCAATAAGCATATTGACCATTTCGATGTTACTGCATTCGAATCCACCGCCAATGTTATATCGCTCGCCAGTCTTTGCATTATCACCAATTGTAATAAGAGCATCGCAATGATCTTCTACGAACAACCAATCCCGAACATTATTGCCAGTTCCATAAACAGGAATGGGTTTATCTTCTCTCAAACTGCGAATGATCGTTGGGATAAATTTCTCAGGATGCTGTCGAGGACCGTAGTTATTCGAGCAGTTAGTCACAATCGCATCGATGCCATGAGTATTGACGTATGCGCGCACTAGATGATCAGACGCTGCTTTGGTTGCAGAGTACGGATTACGTGGATTGTATGGAGTTTTTTCAGTAAAACTATTGGCAGTGAGTGATAAACTTCCGTAGACTTCATCAGTCGAAACATGAATCAAACGACCGCCAAATTTACGAATGCACTTGAGGATTGCATGCGTGCCAAGAATATTGGTCTGAAGAAACTCATCATCGCCAGCAATAGAGTTGTCTACATGAGACTCTGCGGCGAAGTGATAAGTCTTGGTCGGTTGATAATCTTCGTACAACTGCATCATTCGATTTAGATTGCAGATATTTACGCGCTCGATCCTTACGCGATAGTCTTCATAAAGACCAAGAATATTTTTGGTATTTGCTGCGTATGAGTAGTTGTCGAGAATGACAACGGTATCAGCGGGATGCGCTTTTAGGTGTGCAAATACAAAGTTCGAACCAATGAATCCCAAACCACCAGTCACAAATATAGTCATAAAGCCTCATTTCTTCATAGTAAAACCGATTCTGTTATTCGTCGGTCTAGGAGCACTACTTGGAGAACCAAATTTAAAAGACGCTTCCTTAAATTCTTTCACCGTATACTTAACTTCATTCGCATATACATCCATATATATCTGCGTCACAGTTAACTCTTTTGCTGCAATAGTAAGCAACTCTTTAGCGTTATTCTTATCGTCATTTAACCATCTGATCAATTCTGCAGTTATAGGGTAATGTAAAATTCCCCATCTCTTTTCTTTTCCTGGACGAGGTGTTTCAATCAATCGTTTCGTCACTCCTAAATTGATCTCAGTGTATTTTGATGCCCTGAAGAAATCATTAAATTGAGCCATGCAACTTTTAAACGAACCAGCATTACCAACTGCCTCATCCAGTTGTTGAGATGTTGGTGGAATTGTTGTCGTTGTCTGAACATCTTTAACTTTCAATTTTCTTAAAGTTTTAATCAATCCTTCATAGCCAGGAGTATCCAGAAATTTTGCTGCCTTTAATGGACCCCAGTATAACGCATCTTTCTCATTTGACGATAAAATAGATAATACTTTTGCAGGTTTTTCAAATTTTTTATTGAGTTTTCTGCTCTTAATCTTTTCTTCAATAATCGGCATTACAGAAGTGATTGATGGTTTGCCGCCCTGACCAGCCTTTGATGAAAACTTTTCTTCCCCGCCGTCAGCTGTTATCAAAATAAAATCAATCAGCTTCTCATTACCTGTTGGAAATCTGACAGCCTTGTACTTCTGTGGATACTTTCTCATCAAATAAATTGGACCAGAAATTTCACCAAAGTCACTGGTCATGATTCCAATATCTTCAGGCGAGACACCGCGAAACATTTTAGGAAAAGACTCTTTACCCTTAAAAGAAAAGTCAAGAATATGTATACATGCTTCTTTAACGGCTGGCGTGACTTTCATCTTCTTAATTTGCATCACCGCAGTATCATACATCTTTTTAGCAGAATATGTGCTGTGAGTATTAAAGTGTAATCCTGTTGGAGTCAGTGCTTTTTTTGCTATAGTCGCAGCCATTATTCTTATAAACCTTTTTTAGAAATGTTTTCCAGACTTTTGGATCAGTCTCTCGAAAGTATTTCCGATACATATAAATCGATTCAGACTCGCGCCAAGTAATCTTGTGTGCTTGTCGTAGTTTATTTATATCGAAGTTTTCCGCTTGAGTTTCATAAGCATAGGCATCGATCTCATCGAATCGACCATAATAACTCATGGCAAGTTTATGTTTTTTAGACTTGGGTTTGTATTGCTTTAGAAAAGCATATCCGCGACCCTTCTGCTGATGTTTGTGGCGATATTCATGATGAATCACTTTACCAATGCGCATCACAAGCAGTTCGGCTTCTTTTTCTGAAATAAAGACCTTTCCCTTTTTGCCAGGGAATGAAAGAATAATCTGAACTTGCTCTTTGAGAAATGAAAAGATTCGAGGATTATATTGTCCTGAAATAATGACCGAGTGATTTTTGTAATGCTTTTGCTCGTATCGACTCGAAGTAAACTTGACAATAGATTTGGCAAACGCTGCGTTGAGTCCACGAATGATAGAAGGAACAGACTTCTCACCCACCCAAGTAGGTTGAAGTTTTTTCAGTTTCGCTTCTATCTTTCCAAGTTTCATTACACCTTCAGATTCTTGAACTTATCAGTGCTATTGCTTCGACCGCGATCAAAGACTGGCTTTGACTCGGCTTCCTTCATGACTGCATCTTGGGCTTTTTGCTCAAGATCGTAAAGTTTCATCTTGGCTCGATCAACGCCAATCGTAAATCGTTTGTTTTGATTTGGGTCATTATAACGGTTCTTCAACTGCTTCACAAGCAACTGATTCAGCTGCTGGAGTTCTTCAGTGCTCACCAACGCAAACATGAAGTCGGCAGTCGCAGGTAGACCAAACGATTCAGAAGTATCTTCCAACCCTGGATCAGAGTTACTAAAACCAGAGCGAGTGGTTTGCGTGGCTGAAACAATCGGCACATTGTTCTCCACCGCCAAACCGCGAAGTTCTTCAGCGATCGCTTTGATGTAAGTATAACTGTTCACATTTGCACCTGCCTTGATTCTCGCAGAAGCACAAATATTTAGATAGTCAATGAAGATAATATCTGGCTTGAAGTTTTTCTTCAAAGCAAGATCATTGATCAGTGCACGGAAGTGAGCAGGATTCGCTGATGCGGTCGGATACTCTTTGATGATCAACTTGCCCTTGACCGAACTCTTGAGTTTCTCCATACGACGCTCATACATATCCTTCGGCATGTTCATGAGATCATCAAGAGAGACATTCAAAAGATTCGCGTCAATACGCTCGGCGATCTTTTCCTCAGCCATTTCAAGAGTAATGTAGAGGACATTATAGTTTTGCGTCAGGCAAGAAGCAGCCACGTGACACATAAACAAAGACTTACCAACACCAGTGCCAGCGAGCGCGATATTAAGAGTCTTTTGCGGTAGACCGCCCTTGGTAATCTTGTTGAAGTATTCGAGATCGAATGGGATTCTTTTTTCCACACGATGGTAGAAATCATATCGGTCAGCGAAGCTGTCAACATAGTCATGACCAATATGGGGATCGAAACTAACGCCCAAAGCATCAGACAACAGATTAGGAATACTTCCCTTACCGCGATTAGGGTCTTTTCCATCCAAGATCTGTATGGAATCCATGATGGCATTATAAACAGCCTTCTCCTGACAGAATTTCTCAGTTGTGTCAAGTAGCCACTGAAGTTTTTGTTCTGATCCATCAGACGCAATCTCCGTTAGAAGTTCAAGTGACTTATTTAACTCACCTTCTGTGAGTTTGGTAGATTCCTTGAGACTAATCTCAAGAGCGGCTTTTGGTGGGAGACTATTGTACTGTAGGATGAACTTTTTGATTTCTTCGAACAGCTTTTTTTCGTGGCTTTCGCTCAGGTACTCGCTCTTCAGAAACGGCAACGCTTTCCTCATGAACGGTTCGTTGCGCATCAGATTTGACAAGATCAGAGTTTCTGTTTTCATCAATCACCTTTTCAGCGTTCTCAACTGCACTCAAAAGTATACTACGCATTACATTGCTAGTAAACTTTTTGAATGCTTTGGATTCAGTATTACAAAGATTCGGGTTAGCAATTACATTGAAGTCGAACGACATTTGCGCGTCGTCACTCATTTCAATATTGCTATACTCAACAATCACACCATCATATTTCTTCAACAACCGAATAGCAATTGCATTTGGCTGCGCAACATTATACATGAATGTGTAATGTTTGTCGAATTTGAAGAAATTTTTCACATACCAAAAATCAAGTCTGGCTTTGAGGTCTTGAAAGAAATTACTCATCATCTTCCGAAACCTCATCAACCAGATTTGCAGCCATCGCTGAACTGAATTGGTAGTTGTTACGAATCCATTCCTTGAATGTTGCATCAGCAAGAATGCTATCCCAGAACTCAGCACATTCAGTATCAGCCAAACGCCACTTCTTGCTTTCAATCTCACCAGTGTTGCGGTCAACCTTTGCATACCAAC